CATCCCCGTTTTCTTACCGTCGGACGTGACGCCACCGATAATATTGGAGGTGGTTTCAGCTTCGGTTTCGCCCTGCGCCACGCGCACAACAACCGTCACGGGCTTTGACTGATCGGCAATAGCATCCAGCGAACGGGCCAGCGTGCCGGACTCGCCTGCTTTACCGCTGGCCTCCAGCACATCCGTCAGCAGAACCGGCTTGTTGAGGGGGAACACGGACGCATCAGCATCATCGCCGGTGCAGACCATACCTACGATAGCAGTGCTTACCGTGGTGAGGGAGCGGGTGCCGTCGTTGACTTCAACAACGCGCACCCCGTGGTGGTAATCCTGAGCCATAGCGGCGAACCTCCTGATTGGAATAGGCTTCGCCCTATGTTGTATTGATTACGTCACGCAGACAGCTGCGCGGCGTTGTCCTGTTAATCACACAATGTCGCAGGATATTTGCGGTATAACGTAGAGACACCCACATCAAAAATTAAAGCTACCCGCTGCCGTGTTTCACCTGCAGCAATTAACCTGCCTGCCTGCGCCCATTGCTCTGGCGTCAGTTTTGGTCTTCGCCCTCCAACCCTGCCTTTAGCCCTTGCAGCTTCCAGTCCCGCACGGGTTCGTTCCACTATCAGCTCACGCTCCATCTCCGCCAGCGCCCCCATAACGTGAAAGAAAAACCGCCCCATTGGCGTACTGGTGTCTATGCTGTCAGTCAGACTACGGAAATTAACTCCGCGCTGCCGGAGTTCTTCTATCAGGGTAACAAGGTGTCGCATGCTTCTTCCCAGCCTGTCGAGTTTCCATACGACCAGCGTGTCTCCCTCTGATAACGTCCTGAGCAATCTTTTTAGCCCTGGCCTGTCTGCTGTTTTTCCGCTCATTTTGTCTTCAAAAATTAGCTCACATCCTGAGCGTTCCAGAGCACCACGCTGCAGCGCTGTGTTTTGCTCACTTGTTGATACGCGCACATAGCCGACTAACATTTGTTTTCCCTTATGCAAAAGTCCAAATAATGCCAGCCAGGCGGGAAAACAGCATTTTCTTAAACGTTGGTTTAGGAGATATCAGTGCTACAGGTGTTGCGACAGGTAGTATGGGCGAAACCGGATATGCCATATTTCCGATGATGATTGGCGGTGCACGTAAGACTTTTATTATGCAATGGGGATTGCTGACGCCTCTGAAATCAGGTGGCTATGTGAATATTAACCTTCCTGTCGCTTTTCCTACTATGGTGATGCAGGCATATGCAACACATGATAATGCGACACTAAACACACGCCCGACAGTATATGCAATTACTACAACAAGCCGAACCACTATCACTGCGACGGCGACGTGCTTAGATGCTGGCTCAGTGGGCGCTACAGTGACACGCAGTAGTGACGATACTGCGTGTTACGGTCGTTATTTTGCAATAGGGTGCTGAAATGAATCTTAAATATTTTTCTCCATCTGAAAATGCGTTTTATGCCGGGGAGCTTAAAGAAAGCTATATCGCTGCTGGCTCATGGCCTTCTGATGCCTCGGAGGTTGATGAAAGTCTTTATCTTGAGTTTATCGATAAACCGCCAGCAGGTAAGTATCGAGGAGTGGATAATGCAGGAATGCCCTGCTGGCTTGAAATTCCTCCTCCCACAGTAGAGGAAATGGCATCGAATGCAGAGAATATAAGACAGCAGCTCATTGATAAGGCAAATGTTTATATAAACAATCGTCAGTGGCCGGGAAAAGCAGCGATAGGCCGTTTAAAGGCAGATGAACTGGAACGATATAACCTTTGGCTGGATTATCTGGACGCACTGGAACTGGTCGATACTTCCGGTGCGCCAGATATTGAATGGCCTACGCCTCCGGCAGTTCAGGCCAGATGACATCCGGCGCGGTGCTGGTATCTGTTGCCGTCACCGCGTCAATGTAATCCAGCACGGCGTTAAGTCGGGTTGTTTCTGCCTGCGTCAACTTCCGTCCGGCCTGTAATTTCAGCTGAATCAGACTAATGGAAACCATTGCTGCATCAATCAGTGACTGGCGCTGTGCTTCTGCCGCTTCTACTGCGGCGCTATGCTGTGCCTCAGTATCCGTCACCCATTTCTCACCATCCCATTTATCATATGGCGTTAACGGGGCGATAGTGGTTGTATTTTCAGGGTAATCACCCGGAGCTGTGATTTCTTTGGCGTCTCCCGTTTCGGTGTTATAGACGATTTCACCGCGATGGTCTGACACATATTCCCATGATTTTAAATCCACAGAACGGCAAATTGTATAACCAGCTTTATGTGTAACTGGTGCATCTAAACAAGAACATGCCGGGATACCGACGCCAACCGCAAGATATTCAGTTGATGTGGAAATATATTCCCGCGTTTCACCATCATAGTTATAAACGGTAATATCCCCTGCCTTTGTAGCAACAAGTCCACTATTTAATATTGCTTTATCCATTATGCTGCTCTCACGATATAGTTAAATGCAATGTTTCTTGGTCTGTTCTCTGAGGCAGTTGGCACTACTCTTGAAGCATCAAAATTGACTAAATGAGGATTGTTTGGGGTATTTGGAATGATTGTGGTGTTACCTATCGTATTACGAAGTGCTGATTGACTTACAAAAACACCACTCGCTGTATTAAAGCTAATAGCCGCATTAGCTTCGGTTTGTCCATTACCAAATGTGCCGGTTATATTACGAATAGCATCCCCCTGAGCAGACAGAATTTCGCGCCCCGCGTCAATACCGCGCCCGTCATCCCAACCACGAATAAACTCACCACGTAAATCAGGCAATTTATTTGTCGGATAAGCCTTTGCCAGTTCCGGGTATTCTTCAGCAGAAAAAGCGGCACCGTTGCATTTCAGCCAGCCTGTTGGCGGAGTGGCGGAAGGCCACGGAACAGGGACACCAACAGGTAATGCAGAGCCTTCTCCCAAACCAAGGTTTGCGAGACCGTTTTTTGACGTTAATACAGGAGTCCATTTTGCTGATGGCGGCTGGCTACCAATATTTGCATTTTGTAAGGACTGATAAGATTCACCGTTATGTGTGCAGATCGAACCGATATGATATTCCTGTTCTGCATGCCACTCTGGAACCCCCATTTGGTGCTGATACGCAATGAACTGACTCATTGCATACATTGCCGCATTGAAGTCCTCAAGCGAGGGGTGTTCGGAAGCGCCAACAATGCCCCATCCGCGAAGGAAAGATGCCGTAATTTGCGAGGTCAGGTCATCCGCCTGATTTGTTCCACCAAACACGGTTCTTTCCATTCCCTGTGCATCAGAGGCAAAAGCCCGAACATCTCCCTGATATCGTACAATCTTAGACATGGATTTTCCTCGAAAAAAAACCGCCCTGGTAGGCGGTATTAAACTTGCTGGCGAATCCTCTGGCCGAAGGGTTTCGCGAGAAACCGAATGTCAGACCAGGAGTCACCTGATAAAAATAATCGTATCGAACGCCCGCAGGTTTCGGCAGCAGGCCAAGCTTCACAATCAGGCGTAACTCTTCAACTGATACCCGCGGCGAAACGTTCAAAGCAAGCGTCATGTCTTTTCTGTCGGTCACGTAAGCTTCGCCGTTGAAAGCCGTCTGTATAACATCCTGCAGGCTGACCCGATCGTCTGACGCTATCGTTGCACCTGCGGCGTTTCGCGCAATTTTGACCCGAAGGAACCTGCGATACTCATTGTCAGCCAGTTGATAGTCACCATATGCCGGCGAAAACTTGCTGTAGAAAGGTGCGCCGACATACGCCGCATTAGATTTACTGTCGAAGCCTGCGGTATTCAGATGTCCGTCAAACCCGAAAAATACACGGGCAATAACAGCAGGCACACTACGGTGAAGGCCGACTATCCGGCCAATGACATCAAGCCGGTATCCGGTAACCCGGTCGAGATCAAAGTTATCTGGGTTACGAATAAAATCGGCGATGATTTGCCAGTGCCTGAGCATGGCCTGTATCTCTGATCTTGCTTTTTTCTTTTCCCAATATTGTTTGATGAGCATTAGCGTGTAGCGGTTAATGATGTCGTCATTCACTGGACCACCTCGTTAACGTCTATATTTTCCACACTCAACGTGAACTTTCCCTGAAAGCCTGGCGATAACTCAGCATCGGTGTAATCTGCCCCATTACTGCTAATTTGCAGATTGGTCAGCACAAAATTTACCCGTCCTACCCCATACCCATTCTCATAAAATTCATTGGCATCCACAGACTCACCAATATGCATGGTGCGTGATGCAAGAGATTTTTTGAGAGTATCGATATCTATCGGTTCGCTTTGAATCTTCCGGCGGGCATTAAGCCTGATATGAAGCGGCTTATAGATGGGCCGATCAAACTGAAGTTCATGGGCTATCAGAAATGAAGTGCCGTCAGGCCGAATCAGGGTCTCGGTAAAACGTCCGGTTATGCTGCCTTTCGTTCCCGTTCCACCGCCTTTCTGTTTAACCATCACCTCCACAATTTCTGAAATCGCTCCCCCCTCAACGACCAGCCATATTGAATTGGCCGGGATACCCGTCGTCGGATTATCAATTTTTGTGTCGTTCTCTCCGATATTCAGATCAATTACACCTGTCAGTTGAGCAACTTTAGCGAAAACCGCCCCAGTGCTACCTGTTGCCGGGTTCTCAAGCGACCGGTTCCGGCGTTGCCTGAATTCTTCAGGCGTTTCCTCATCCCGACCGACCACAACCGCGGAATCAGAGATAATGCTCACAATCCCTGGTTCTGGTGTGAGTTGAGTGAAGGTGTCGTTCACAAGCCCAGTAACTTTCCCAAAGTTTTGAGCAAAAAAGGTGGCTGTTGTGACGCCCGCCGGAACGGTCACGTCCTGTCGGATAGCCCAGACCTGATTTGCCTGGTCCCGTATCTTGTACCCGCTATAGAGAAGCACCGGCCTGTCTGTTGTGACTTTAAGGTCACGCTGAGACCGGGAGCCGGGGCGAAGGAAAAGCCCGTGAAGTTTGGCGATAATCTGCTGCATATCACCAGTATTAAAATCGGGGTCCATTTGGGAATAAAGCCATTGCAGCGCGGCTTCAATATCTGCCCGAGCCTGAGCTTCGATTGCCACGCGTTGACCGTCGGGAGATTCCTGGTCTAAATCGATATCCTGACCATAAATTCCCTTATATCCGTCGCTCAGTTCCTGAAATAACTCCCGGAGAGTGCTTGTCTCAAGGCCGTTGTCGCTAAACTGTAGTGCCATTCTTCAACGCTCCGTTGACCGGGAAGGTGATCGTCTGCTGGTCATAGACGGTCTCAATGCTGAGTTCGATTTTTTGTGACCGGGTGGCCTTATTGACCTCCATCGCCAGAGCGGTAATGCGCATAACCCCATCCGTCGCCAGCGTCACGCGCTCTATCTCCCGCAGAATCTCCTGCTCGGTGTTTTTCTCTGATAACAGGTAAAGCCAGTCGATGTTGTCATCCATGTTGAGAGGATTATCGTTTTTGAACGAGCGGATCCGGCATTTGGCTTTCTGCGCGATAGCAGCACCGCCAGTTATATAGTTTGCCTTCCCGCGCCCAAATCCCCAGTCGTCATTTTTATCAAGTGCTGAAACAATCATGAGATCTCCGTGACAATACCGTTGGTAACTGTGATTGTTTTCCCGTCATCGCTTCGAAATGAACCAGACACCCCAGACTTACCGCCTGTCTTTACCTGGGAATATTGAAGTACATTCAGAACATCGCATTCTTCCAGAGTCGTCTTACCATCTTTCTGGGTAATATTTCCTGTGAGGTTTAAATCACCCTCGTGGTCAGAATCCCCCTTCATCATCCTGTTCTTCTTAGGGATATTGATCGCGGTAGCCTGTGGGTTAACCCCACACAGAGCGAAGCCATCTGAATAATCGTGCATACGCATTTCAAGTGGTGAAACAAAGTCGCTACCCGCATACCAAGCGTCATAACAACGCTCAGAGATAAGGACGAGGCAATAGTCACCAGCCGCAATTGGTTCGGCGATATAACTATCACCGCCTTGCAAAATTACCGGGGGGACTTCAATGAACTCTGGGAGTTGCTTGCTGCTCCCTTTCACAACCCGATTGATAACGGGGACGCAACTGATTGTTTTGTCATTTACAGACGTTATTTTTGCGACAACAATGGTGTGAACATCGGCCAGAGCAAATTCAACACCCAGGCCGATAGTGTCGTGAAGTTCTTCGATCATAAATTAAGCCCATAAAAAACCGCCAGAGTGGGTTCAATGGATGGCTAGATAAATACTCATACTAATCGCCGTAGAGCGAACCTGCGCCAGCGTTTAATACTAAGGAGAGTCACTCATGGGATTCAAATTCAGACAGCGCATCAAAATTGCACCAGGCATTCATATAAACATAGGTAAAACAGGCATTACTAGCGCATCAATTGGTAAGGCTGGTGCTACCCTGAACGTTGGTAAAAAAGGGGTAAAGGCAACCGCAGGCATTCCCGGTACCGGTTTGTCTTACACGAGTGGAAACTTGCTCGCGGGTCAAAAGAGCTCCACCGGTAAACACGCTGAGAACGTAGAGGAACAAGCACCTGAGCGGCTTGGTTTCTTTTCGGACTCAACGTTGTTAGAGGATGGTCAGGAAGATATTCAACCACCTCGCCCATTGGTCATGGTATTAACCCATAAGCAATTTAGAAAACTATCAACCGAGGAGAAAACGGCATTTAAAAATGCAGGTGGTAAGGTGAAGTTTTCAATAGGCGAGAAAATTTTTATTCTCACAGTCATTATTTTTGCTCTTGGCTGGCTTTCAGATCGTCACCCACCAGAAAAAACCAATTCCAGCGTAACGCAAGAAGTAAAATCTTCAGTTAACAACTGAGTAATTTCCGGCAGGCTGGCATACCACCTTCTGATACCAGGCTGCCCCGTTGTTCTGCCCGCTGGTTTCAATCTGGTATATCTTATAAACCCCGTTTAACGCGGGGTTCGTCACGCTTTCAACAGCGCAAAGCCCACCGATCACCAGCATAGGATTCAGTTTCGTATCGAATACGATCTGCCCTTTCGAGGATTTGGCTAAGGTACTCGAGTCAGTATCTTTTTTGCCTGCCGGATCCGTATCAGGCTCATTGGTTGGCATCTTGGCTTTCTTCCCCCCGTCATCCTGTGCGCTAATCTTCGTTGCCTGAGGCGTATTTAGCAGACCGCTACGCGCATTCACGACTGGAATGTTACCCGATGTAACCTCATTAGCCTTGAGGATGTGGACGCGCTCATCTTTGATGAAAAATGACTCGTCGGACGCAAGGGTATCGGTAAGAATTTTACTGGAGCTACCTACCAGAACCTTCGGCCTGATGAGTGCTTGTTGCTTCGTCACAGAGCCTTTTTTCGTGTTTGGCATATCCTGCAAGACAGAATCGACGACCTGATCTTTCCCGCGTACCGTGCGCGATGTGAAAGCGTTGATATAGTCGTGGCCACCGTCTTCACATTCCAGGCTGACGATGTGGATCGCCCCCTCACGCTTTACTGCTCCGCTTTTAACCGAACCCTGAAATACCTGGCGCAGCTTGCCGTCGTAACCAACCTCGAGTCGAACGGGGATATACTTCTCTTCATCTTCGGACTTGAGCAATTGCAGACGCGTGGAAGGCTTTAGCCCGTTGATGGACACACTCAGCTTGCCGAGTGACTTCTTGTCCACAGTTTCCAGCGCCTTGAATGACACGGTGATCGGTGGCTCGATAATCACTGCTTGATTGCCGATCCCCACCGTCAGCCGATAATCACGGTAAAAAGTATCCATCACGGCACGTCTCCCCCGCGAATATCAATCATCTCTTCCGGCGTGACCAGATACATTTCGATGCGACCACTGGCGAAGTCGTCAGCCCGATATGGGTCAATGCCGGAATTGTCAGCGCAAAGTAACACAACGTCGAAAGGCCAGTTCTTGTGCCGAAAATGTAGCGTCCCGAGGGACAGCTTCACGCCGTCGATGTAATCACCGTTGTACTCCACGCGCATTTTCCACATTTCAACCGTAGGCAGATAACGAATAGTGACCACAGCCTCACCACGGTCAAAAATCAGAACATGCCGCTGGATAGGTTCGTCAGTGATGTTGGTTATCGGATCCATACGTTGCTCTCATTAGAATAAAGATTTCGCCGCCCCTTTTAACGAGGTCATGACTGATTTTGACTGGCTGGTCCCGTTACTTTTTTTAGAATTATCAGCGGGCGTCTGCGCCCCCTTATTAGCAACGCCCGCCGTTTTTGATTTAGCAGCTGCCGAGGGGGATTTGAAGTGCTGCTCAATCGGTGCGGTAGTCAGTTGCGTGAAGGTGATTTTTGTAAAACTGGCTTCAAACTTAGTTTCCATCGTTTGATTGTCGGTACTGATGGTCAGGCCGCTTAACGCCATATTTTCATGGGTGCGATAATCCACCTCCACGGAAATAAGCTGCTTGCCGTAGTACACCCCCTCAATGAAGTCGAGAAATTGCTCGCGTATACCTTTAGCGCCACCAGTAGACGGGTTGCCCACCAGCCCAAACAGGTCGGCTCCTTTATCAGCCAGGCGTTTTGCCTTTAAGATGGCCTGCTCTGCGCGGTCGGCAATCTCATTCATTTTTTGCAACTGCTGCTGCGTCTTTGCGGGGATGTACTCCAGCACCTCACCATACTTCGAATAATCTGGCATCAGGCTAAAAGAAGAGTTTGGTTTCGCATCGACAAAAATATCGGCAACAACACCGCTGATTTTTATCGTCAGCGGGCCATTGATAATGTCGTCTGACGCGTTACTGCCATCCTCCAGCACGTCTACAGGAACCTGAGACGGGTATTCAGTAGCATCGCTCACTCGGGCAAACATTGAGAACCCGCCGATCCCTACCTTTTTAACAGTATCTTTGCCAGAAGATTGCGCCTGCATGAGGCCGTCTAGAATCCCCATTACCGACCTCCTCTGCCACTCAACCGGTTGGCATCCTTCATGTTTTGTTGCAGGCTATCTGCCGCAGTATTCCCGGCGACAACCGGATCGGATGTGTTGATGTGAATCGTGTTCTGCTGGCTGACGCTTGAATTGCTTGTCACGCCACCACCACCGAGTCCCACCGCAGCATTCATGCCGTAAGGAATACCACCAGGACTCATGCCGCCGTTACCGCCGCCGGTTACTCCCTGCTGCTGTTCATCCTCACCGACCCCGAAGAATGACTTTGTCGCATTCCAGGCATTTGAAGCAGCGTTGCTGATAATATTGCTGATGTATTCCCCCAGCCCAGCAAAGATGTTTTTCGCCCAGTCAATAAAAGCCGTGAATGGTTTTTTCATCAGTTCGACGCCGTTATCGAAGATTTTTACCACATCCCCCCATGCACCTTCAAAATCGCCAGCGACTAACTTCCATAGTGCTGAGAACATCAGCTTCGTGTTTTCGATGGCAGTAGTGAATACATCAACGACAAACGCGCCGGCATCGCCAAACACGTATTTAATCGCATCACCAACGACACCAAATGCACCAGTGATAAACGCTATAAGAGAATCAAAGATATTCTGCGCATCCTTCATCGCACCCTGAAAATCACCCGTAAACGCACCTGTGATGAGATGCCACACCATCCTGAACATGGAGGCAATCGCATCAGCAAGCGGTTTAAACACGCCAATAGCGTAGTTTATGAAAGCCATGAGCGACGCTTTCGCCTCTTTCAGTGCGGGAACAATATCTATTCCCCAGTTATCTTTGAAGAAATCAGCAATAACGCTTTGGCCACCTTCCATAGCCGTCAGCAAATCATCGATAACAAGAACGACAGCGATAATGGCGGCAGTGATCAGTACGACAGGAGAGAATATGGTTGCCAGCACCGCTCTAAGTCCTATAGCAGCAATTTTCCAGGCTACAAATCCGGTGGTAATAAGACCAATAATCGGCAGGAAGCGACGGATCATACCCATAACGGAGAAGATAATTTCCCCAAGATGGGCCAGCCCGTTTTTGATGAGATCCTTATTAGCAATGAGAATGTCCGTAAACCCATCCACCAGGTCTTTCAGTACCGGCACAAATCCGACGGCAACCTGAAATTTGATACCATCAAAGCCTTTCCCCAGCGTTGTCAGAGAATCGTTGTAGGCTGCAAACTGATCGGCCTGGTCTTGCGTGACAACACCAAGCGCCTCGGCCTTGTTCTGCAACGAAGATATTTCTTCGCCCGTCATGGATAGCAACTGCACCATGGAACGGTCGATACCCATCTTATCCAGAACAGAAAACTTCTCTGCCTGGCTCATGCCGTGCAGTTTGTCGGCCAGTTCACGAAATATCACATCGGAGTTTTTTACCTGCCCGTTCATATCCTTGAACTGAAGGCCCAGCCTTTCCGCAACGTCTTTCGCCTCCCCCTCACCGGTGGAAACGAACTCCCCCACTCTTTTTGTCATCTCACCTAGCGAAGCCTGCAACGCATCAACACTTGAGCCATTTACAGACGCCGCGTAACCCAGTGACTGAACGGTCTCGATCGCCACCCCCGTTTCCCGGGAGAACTGGACCAGCGGATCAATAGACTGACTGACAGACGTCACCCAGCCAGCAACCCCCGCAGCCGAACCGGCGATAGCGGCTCCAAGCCCGGCAAGCAAACCAATAGATGCTTTCAGATTTGCATTGAAGGTTTCCTGCGGCGCCAGATTACCGATAAAACCGAATTTGGTAATAAGCTCGTTAACTATCGCCATTCCGCGCCTTCTCCATCTCGTAGTGTTGAATGTCTGCGCTGATATTCTCGAACTCAAGCATGTCAAACAGCTCTGGTGTGTCTAATTTAACAAGTTCGTGATAGGGGCCGTATCCGGCCTTTGATAGCGCCAGATACATGCTCATGTCGTCGCTTATGTTCGAGGATTTAACGTAAATTTCTGAACGTCTGGAGCTTCTGAACGTGAGTTCATATTGCTCCCGCCCATAAAAGGCAGGCTGATAACCTGAAGCGCTGTTGTGATTAGCATGACGTAATCACCAGGGTAGGATTCGAAGTGTTCCGGCTGCTTAGACAGTTGCACACCGTCAAACAGAACGTAATCGAACATCAGGCGTTCAATTTCCTCAAATCGCTCTGAGTCCAGAAACTCAAGAGACTGCCGCGATAACTCAGAGGCAATGCCTGTGAAGAAGGCAAAAACCTTGCGGCGTTTTTTGTGTGTCATCGCAGCAAAGTCGTAGCGGTTGCCGTTGATTTCAGCAAAACCGTCATCGTAGACCGCCTTGATCATCTCGAGTGCTTTTTTCTGCTGTTCTTTAGACATATCTGACCTTATACATTACGCACGACATTGCGGTACTCAATGGTGTATTCCATCAGTGCGTTAACGTCCTGGTTGTTTTTGGTTTGCGTCGGTTGTGTGGTGATAGAACCGGCCTGAAGATCGTAGGTTTCCTTCAGTGCCGCGCCGTCGCGCACGAACGACTCTTTAACTGAGCCGTTAAAGACAACGGGGATCGCGGCGGTACGCTGCTGGTTAAGCCAGATATCATCGTTAGAAAATTTCTGGACACGTATCACCATCACATGCACCCCGGCATCAACACGCCCCGAGATTGTGACGCCGTTATTCGCACTATTGGCGCGGCTTGTAAGCGGATTGGATGGCGTCAGCGTGACGTAGTCCCCCGCAGCGATATCCGTGATGATTCGCCCATTCAGAACGATGGTCGCGGTATCTGCACTGATAACAATCTGAGACATTTACCGCTCCTTATTTATTGAAATTGATGATGATATCGGCACTGTGAACAGCACCAGCATTCTTCACTGCTACCTGAACAACCGGGGATTTGCGTTCCTGCCTGTCTGCGGTTGACTGGTCTTTCAGGTCACCGGCCAGCACGTAATACCCGTTTTGCTCGATATTTCGCAGAAACATATCCCGATCCCCGAAGAAGTCAGGCAGCGTCCAGGTACCCGGATTGAACACCCCAGCCTTCACAAACCCATGCGTGGTTTTCTCTACACAGTCCTCTAACTGATCAACGCCATAATAGGTTTGTGGGACTTTAGTCGGCGTGGTTTTAAGGAGGTTGAAGGAATCCGTCTGCACTGCGTCAACGTAGGCCATCAGGTTATAGACGTTGTCGACAAAATCATTAGCACCGCTCGACAGCACGCAGGGAACGTCTTTAATCGTGGTGTAGATGTCGAGACCTACACGCTTCGCTTTGTCGATCTCCGTCTGCTCATAACTTTCGGCCGGCACGTTCATCGTTTTGAGGTGCAAAGTGATTGCAGTGCGTTCTCCGTTGAAATTAACGGTATGCGTGCGCGCCATATAGCTAACACCAAATTTCCGGTTGCCTGTTTTGCTGTAGAGCATGCGGAAATTACTCTGGCTGGCGAGTGTTACCGCCCATGCCGGGTTAGTCGGATCAACTTCCAGAGCTGCCGAACCGGTAAATGTCTCATACACGATTACCGCGTTCGCTTTAGCCCATGAAGCGATCAACGGCACCTGCGCATCGAGAATTTTGTCGATGAAGGCCGCGCCTTTTACGTTGACCTGCGCTTTGAGTTTGCTGAGAGATTCCAGTTGTGTTTCCGGTGAAATCTCAGTTGATGCGCTACCGTTTACCAGCGAAGCGCCGGAACCCTCCGCAACCGCCAGCAGATCGCCAATAAAAGAGCCACCATCCAGCACTGTCGGATAACCAACAACAGAGTTAGTCCCTGTCGATTTGTTGGTAATCGCTATACGGCTGCCATCAAAAACAACCGATGCAACATCTGGCGTAATTTTCGCCTGGATTTGGGCGATGACATCTGCCAGTGTCGTCGCCGTCATGCCATTAATTTCAGTCACATCGTGCTTAGTGCCGTCAATCTCAATACTGAATGACCAGTCAGACTTCTCGCGTAACGCTGGCAGTACGACTGCCTGAGAAATCTCACCGCCACGCAGTACACCGCTGGTCGCAGGCAGCGTTTCCCCGGCAGCGTTCCAGTAACCGACGATCAGCGTGCCGCCCGCGGATACCGGGTTAGGACTGGTCCCGAAAAACACATTCGCAAAAGCTGCGGTGACTGAAGAAGCCCCCCAGTCCTGTTCGACAGCAGATGCGCTTTTGTATGAACGCCAGCGTTCAGCAGTGCTCAATACCCCCGTCTGGCTGGTCAGAATTGCGCAAACGTTGATGTTATCTCGCGCCGCCGCCCGTCCCTCTTCGAGAAGCGTCACATTAATGACGTTATTAATTGATGCCGACATTTACTTGTCCTCTAAAAATTGAAACTGCGGCGTATCGATGCGCAGTGTCTGCACGTCCCGCGCAGGGGCATACTGAACATTGAAACTCAGGTGAACACGATTACCGTGGGACTGCCCCAGGAGTTGCCCCACATCGATGATGTTTGAGACGGCCATGATGGTGAGTGAATGCGTGCGGCGCAGTTCGTTCGCGTGCTGGCTTTCACTCAGCATCATGAAGCTTTCAGCGTTGACGTAAGCCTTATCCCCGTAAAACTCCAGGACAATCGCGTGGCTCACTGAGGCGCTATAAGTCATCACTTCCGCGTCACCATTAAAGCGCTGGCCACGGGCCAGCACTGATTGCGGTAGTGAGCCGTTTACCACGATATAACTGGTGGAAAAGTCGGACGCCTGCACGTTCCGACGGTCGAACTTGATCAGCTGTTCGTCGTAGTCCAGAAGGTCACGTACGAAACGCGCGACAGCTTTCAGATGGGGTTGTGTCATGGCGTTGGCACCAGTAGCGGGAGCCGGGTTTCCTCGGCGATGACAGCGCAGAATCCGTAATCCATAAAATCGGCCGGGGACACGACTTTGTAGTCCTTGCCTCCCTTCTCAATAAACTGACCGGTTTCAATTTTCAGCCGTGCATGAATCAGCAGATATTCTTTCGACCAGTCCAGGCTATCCAGCGTCAGATTCTCTTTGTTCGCACTTTGCACCACCGCCAGAATGTCCTGGCTGTTAACAGTCACGACCGGTTCAAAATCGATGGTGGTTTCAGTGCGGGTTTTGAGTTTTACAGGCTGTTCCCAGCCGATTAACGCGTCGCTCATATCAAGGTCTGATAAGTCGCTCACTTACGAACCTCCCACGTTATGGCACCACGCAGGGCGCCTGTATCAATTAACGGCGCAGACGATCCTTTAGCCTTTTTAGTTGCAGCAGTGATATCTGACCACGTGCCATACCCGGCAATCTCAAAGGCCTTCACGCTGATATTTCGCGCCGTCGCGCCTATCAAATTTAATGCGGTGTCAGCATCCATACGCCCGGAGCCTACGGCTTCACAGGCCTTTTCGATTGCCCGGTTAATTTCCGACTTTTTGAGGGTGAAAGGAGCGCGAAGAAAGGATCGTTCAGGAATCGTTATCTTGTGAGCCGCTGTAAATCCGCTAACCGGACCCATGAAGGTCTTGCGGGTAAACGTAGCTTTTCCACCGGTTGCCATATACCCCGTCCCGCCAGGGTGATCGATTTCAGCACCGAACTCGTGAACCGCCCCGATCTCAATTATCGATGTTCCGTCATCGTGGGTTTTATTTCCCACCTTGCCCGCTGGCAAACCTACGGCGACGTAATGGGTTTTCATCGCCTGAAGGTTCTTCAGATATTCCGTGGTTAGTCTTAAGGTTTCTTCTGGCGTCATGAGAAACACTCCGCCCTAACGAATCGCCAGCACGTGGACGCCCACCAGCTTACGTAACCTGATGTATTCCTGGCCGTAAGAACTGGAGGCATAACCATCGTGATTTGCACCAAACCCGGCATCCGGGGCGGAATACCCTAAAGACAATCCAGCCACTGAACGACTGGTTATTGACTGGGCAGTTTTGCCGCTGGAATTTCCGGAAGGGGTTAACGCACCTGAGGCATAAAGAAGATGTGCCGCTAAAGCATGAAGCCCTTGCTCATAGAGCTTGTTCCATACTTTGCGGCTCATCTGGTTTGCTGCATCCTGTAGCGCCCCTTCTATTCGAGCAGGGGCAACACTGGCGAACTCGGGGTAACGAACGGTGAATTCCATGCTACCCCCTGTGATTACTCTGCCGGAGAGGATTTGTAATCCACATACACCCCGGACTGCGGCTGTTTCCACATCGCGCCACCGAAGGCAGAGCGATAACCACACTCATAGGTCAGCAGATCACGCTGTCGTGCTGCCAGCAGTTCTGGCATATGCACTTCCATTTCGATGTAATCGGCTTCGTAGGTGTAGATTGCCAGGCGGGTTTTACCCGATTTGATACCTACCGCGTAATTGCTCGGGACTTTCACGAAAGTAATGTTGAAAGACTCATTACCAGAAGCCTTACGCAGCGCCGCCATAATGCGATCCATCGCCGCAATCGGGAGCAGGTCAGTACCCACAACAATCGGATTCGGGTCGAATTTCTGCATGGCGAGCATAAAGTCGCTGGCGTCCATGGCGATATGCGTTGGCTGGATACGATAGCCGGATTTGCGCCATGCCGCGTTATAAGCATCCAGCACCAGTTTCACGAACCCATCAGAGGTCATTTCGGCAATGGTTTTGCCTGACGTGTCGGTGATAAGCTGTACTTTCGTCCCTGTCAGCAACCCTTCCTGACCTTTAACGCCGCGATGGCCGACGTAACCGGCATACTGAATGGTAGCGAGGGCGTTGGCATACAGATCATCCTGCTTTTTGGTCTGCAGGTTGATGTTCAGACGTGCGATCTTCTCCAGTTCCTGCTGAGTCCAGGTTGCAGCTTTAGCCCACTGGCCAACAGGCGCTTTCAGCCATTCGATTTCACTATCAATGGTTTTCAGGCTGTTGGTTTTGTTACCAATGATGCCGTCTTTAACCGACCCGACCACTTCTGACACGCCGAAATCCACATATTCCAGAGAAAAATCCAGGCCGTCTTTAACCGGGAGGGCTTCACCGATGTTGATCTCTGGAAGTTCTTTTTCTTGCAACTGCATATCACGCTCAGTTAGCGCTTCCTGCAGCACTTCTTCGAAATCTGCTGATTCCATAGGCATTGGTTATGCTCCTTCCGTCTGCTGAACTGCCTGTTGTACGTAGCCCAGGGTGATAGCCACGCAGTTATTACCCGCGCTCACATCTTCCACCCAGAAACCCAAATCAATATTTCCGGCTGCTTCTGTCGTCACCTTTCCGGCATCGGCACCCGTCGCCACGATGTAAGCCGCCGCGCCACGAGTAAAATCAGCGTCATCGACTGTCAGCGCGCCGACGCAGTCGCCGTGAGAGAAATGCCCTACGTTGACCTGCTTGGTGTGCGGTGCACCTTCGCCGTAAATGTCGCGCACCACAATCCCGTGAATGCGTTTGCCAGCTGCGAGAGGCATCACGCCGCCGTCCGGGTTGACAGCTACGAACGTGCCGTAGGGCAATTTCGTTTCGGTCAGGTTCTCTTCCCCCCAGACTTTATCGTTAGAGCTGGAGGCGCGTTTGATTGAACCTGGTTTAATAGTGCCGTCGGCACCATCCCAGTCAGTAAATCCGAAAGCCATAGTTATTTACCCCCAAGGCGTTGAGTTGCGGTTTTAGTGCTTTTGTTCGCGGAGTCGTTAAACAGATGAGCACCGATTTCACTGCGTGGCTTCGAGGTGGCTTGAATAGCCGCATATGCCGCGCGGACTTCGCTGTCAGTCATTGCTTTGACCTCAGCATCGTTAAATGCTTTAGTGCTCACCAGTACGGCGGCACGCACGTCACGCGCTGATTTGGCATCATTGAAGCTGACTTTAGGGAAGCGGGCTTTCGCGTCTGCCAGTGTGGTGCTGGTTTCGTTGCCGGATTTCAGCTGCTCCAGTTCTTCTTCCAGCGCTTTAACCTTCGCTTTCAGATCGGCGTTTTCGGTTTCCAGCGCAGTGATTTTCGCGTCCTTGTCGTCACCACCAGCGGCAGGATCTTCATCGTTCGGCGATGGTGCCCCCGTCATGCCTTCCAGTTGAGTTTTAAGGTCAGCGAGTTGCGCCAGCACTTCCTGAGCCTTTGCCGTCGCCTCGTCAGTCCCTTGCCCCTGGAGTTCTGCCAGTGCTTTTTCCAGCGCGGCGATCATGCCGACCAGTTCGTCAGGAGTTAGCGCTGCACCGTCCGCATCCTTCAGTTTTTTGCCCTTCAGGAAACTCAGGGCGTCAGTTAATGTTTTGAACATCGGCTTACCTTTTTTGTCGTTTAACTTACACTGAGGCCCGTAGCGCCCCTCTGCCACGCCCGCGACATGATTGCCGCGAATGTTGATGTGGTAATACTTACCGCCCCTTTCCTCGAGTTCAGCAGGCTCATATCCAACGGATACTTCACGAATCCCCGTTTCTTCCAGCGTCTTAATTGCAACGGCATCCGTCAGAAAAACGTCGCAGACCACCTCACCACCCTCGATACGGGTATTGGCGATATGACCGGATGCTTTGTCTTTGTGGTCTGCTGCGGTGACTTCCCCGTCGTCGGGGTGCGTTATGGTGAACGGGAGGCCATTGAATGAAGCGAGTGTTTCAGGTTTTGATAATTCGTCGAGGGTGCGGACAACGGTGATTTTTTTGTTGGCATCGCTGCCAGTTAATCCCAGTTCGTGACCGTAATATTCAATCGGCCCTGCGCGGGTGATCGTCGCAGTGGTAATCACATACCCCTGCGGTGTTCGTTTCCACTTCATTGATTAATCCCATGAGACGTAAGGGAGGGCCAGGCATCGGCATTGGTAATCCTCGCCGGGTTTACCGATGAATGCCCCGATGGTTGAGCGTTTCTTCCACGTTTTGCCGCCGTCGTCTGAGTAGACCGTCGGATCGGAGTATTTACAGAGCATGCCGTTTAACGCGGAATGACTGTCACGCTCCCGTTCGTCGCCAGTACCTCCCCACTCATACAGGTCAAGACCAAGAGCAACATTTCGCGCTTCAGTCAGGTCTGCGTTCAGTTTTGAGGTCTGGTCACGTGCGATTAGCCTGGCGCGGTTGCGGGTGACATTCCCGCGCTCCTTGATTATGTCGATCAGGTTTTCATGTCGGCCGCCGTCTTTCATGTTCTCGAAAACCTCCGCGCCGATATCGTGGATAAAGTCGGTATGGATGGAGGTGATCAGGTCGACATTGTCATTAACCGCCTTTTCCATTTCTGGCTTTATCGCGCCATCGCCGAGCATCCCGGTCAGATCAATCCCAAAAGCCTGAGAGAAAGTGCGCTGAGTCTGCTCTTTGTTCTGCAGGTTTGCCCGCGTAACGAATCCGGCAGAGAGTCGGGCGGCGACCTCCTGAATTGAAATGCTCGCTAATCGCTGCATGACTGCCGCAAGGCGCGCTGTAATCGACAAAGGAGTGGTATCGGGCGCATCGGTGAGTGTGGGCTTGTCCAGCTCGTCCAGGAGTGTCTGAAGCATGCTATCGACAAACTCAATCAGCCTGTCTCGATACCAGACCTCTGCACGCTTGCTGGCGGTTGGTGGCCGCATCCGTCGGCGTCGTGGTTTAAGGCGCCCCTGTTTGCGCTCCAGCAGCTGTTTCAGGTCCATGTGCCACCCCCTGCGACAATCGCCTTAATTTCTGCTTCGGTGACCGTCTTCAGTACGCCCCGGTTTATCATTTCCCTGATAGCAACTTCTTCCGTCAGGATTGAACCCGTTACCAGCGTATTAAATCCGGTGGCGTACTGGCTAAACCGGTTAGCTTCGTCAGCCTCATTAATACTGTCGATTGTCGGGTATTCGTAGGTAAGGCTTTCCGTTATGGCGAGTTTATCCAGCGTGAACTGGTCGGCGAAATCCTGCATTGGACGAAGCCGGGACTCCTGAAGTCCGTTAATCGTCTCGTAATAGGATTTATTGTCTTCCTCTCCGCTGCTGAACCCGCTGGCAGACTCACCAAACAGAACCGTTATGGGCCTGTCCAGAGCACCGGCCAGTACAATCGCCATTTTGCTGATCACATCCGACAGTCCGGTAAATTGCGCGTTTTTCTGCTCATAGCGCCCTTGAGATGTTGTATCACCAGCGTCAATTAGCAGCAGCCCGGTTGAGGATTTAGTTTCCTTCATCACCCTGGCGTATTCGCGCACCTGCCCTTCCTGACCCGCTGCGATCTGGTTATTCATGCCGGGGATAAACAGCACATCGACGTTTGCCTCCTGTATGGTGTCTCCGGTGCTGAGGATTGCTGTGTCGAAGGTTTTGATATGCTCATAGGGCGCCTGAAGGTCTGACGTGCCAAACTTTGCGCGATCCTTAATGCTGTGATTGCCCAGCTTTGTCCGGCAGCAGCGGGAATGATGAAACCTGAGGTGCTTCGTCCCGACATCAAGTTGATACGTCAGCGGCTCACCAAAACAGTCCGAACGTATGTCGGTGATGACATTACTGTCCGGCGTGTACTCCCCTTTACGGAACACCAGGAATTTAACGATATCTTCGCTCTGCAAATTGAGCGGCAAGGCTATCTGGTCATCAGCACAATCCGTGATAGCCACGATTAGCGAGTCACCCAACAGAGAGGCCCATCCCAGCGCGCTGTGAAAGACTGCGTTTAATTTCAGTTCTTTTTCAGCGTCAGCGATGCGTTTGGTTATGGAGCTATCGACGTCGCCCGAAAATTTACGGGGCAACTTCAGCATGTCGTCGGCGGTTTTGTTGATGTACTTTTTCACCACCCACGATTTTTTATACATCGCGAGCAGCTCTTTATCAGGTACGTCAGGCTTACTGCTGCTATACCGCACTGCGCCAATCTTCTCGCCGAGCGAAGTCATTAAGCTAACCAGGCCATCATTCAGACGACCAACGATATTTTTTCTCGTCATTACATGATGTCCAGTGGGCTGAGTGTTTTTCTCTGATACAAATCGCGTAGTCCCTGTGTCATTGCATCGACAACGTCATCGTTCGCGCCGACAGGGAACGTGGTAATTTCCTCGACCGTCTCAGTGATCCACGGTGCGATGTCTTTATGGGGAAGGAAAACGTTACCTGCTTCCCATACAGCGGTGATCGCATGCGCCCGGGCGACTTTGCTGCCGTCCGGTTCAACGGGAACGAGTCCTGCTACGGTGCTTTTCAGTGAATCAATAACCGCCGGGCCGTTGGCTTTATCCTCCACCAGCTTGCGCAGGCCTTTGGGGTATTCGTCGGCCATGCGTTTAACGGCTTTGAGTGTTGCGGTAAAGCTCATGCGCGCGCGCACCTGGTGAAGCAGATAAGCATTGGCGCCTTTTTTCCCCCATACCTGCCCGACAACGTAGTCGGTGCCCTCGCTGTCTTTGAAGGTCATATCCCAGCTATGGACGACAATATCGAAGTTGGTCGGCAAGTCTTTCGGGAGGTAATACTTGATCCACTCGTCTTTGAAGATTGAGCCGCCGGCCTGTTTTGGTGACTGCTGATACATCGCAGACCAGAAGTAATCCCCGAGAATGGTTTTGGTTTCGAGCAGCTTTTCTTTCGGGTGCAGTTCAGGCACCAGCGCTTCACCCTGCTCGTTGATTGCAGGGAACGCCAGCACCTTAGCGCGCGGCGTGATTTCCACCACACGCCCGGATAAATCATCTGTCGCCCAGCGGGTCGCCATGATGATTTCGCCGCTGTTTTTCGACAGACGCGTTTTAAACGTGGAAACGTACCAGTTCCAGATAGATTTTTTGGTCGTCGGGCTGAGTGCTTCTTTGGCGTTTTTTATCGGGTCATCGATGATACCGAGATCGATTTTCTTACCTGTTAACGGGCCGCCTACGCCCGCACAGACATACGTTCCCTTATGGTTGGCTATACCGAATTCGTCAGTGTTACGCTTTACGGCCACACCATCAGCCGGCTTATTTCCCAACCAGGCACCCGGAAATATGTTGCGGTATTCCGGCGTGGACATAATGCGCTGAACATCGGCGTTCATGTCCCCGGCAAGGTCAGCGGAGTACGACAAAGCGCCCACGCGCATTTCAGGATATTTTCCGAAGAAATACGCTGGCAGGTAACGCGAAACGATATCCGATTTACCATGCTGCGGCGGCGCACCGAGAATCAGTATCGGGCGCAGCCCGTTCATCATATCCAGCAGGAACTGATCCAGAGCGTCGCAGACCGTCTGAGAGAACTTGCTGGTGATGTATTCGGGATTAATGTACTGAATGAAGTCGTGGAGGCTTGCCCGCGCATTGCGTCGTTTGAGTAACTCGGCCGCTGCTTCCTGCTTACTTACCAGCGATAATTGCGGCGAGCTGCTCATCAGTCAGATCCTCCGCGCTTACTGTGTGATTATGCTGTATGGGCTCACCATTCGGGCCGCTTAACTCAGTTTTGGTTTTCAGCATGCCGAGGTGTTGTGCGACCATCTTCATAGCCTCATCCTGATTGCGGGTGATCATTTCAAGGCCAAATTTGCCCTCTTTAATCCCGGCAAAAAGGCGGCGTTCTGCGCCCTTCAAATCTCGTGTATCGTGGAAAACAGGACGGCTCAGACCAACGCCATTGCAGCGGGGGCAATCCGGGTTCGGGTCCAGTGTGCCGTCGTAGCCGTAGCCGCCCGTATCCTTAGGCTGCATGGCACCTTCCTTCCCCTTAACCTTTTCTTCTGCTTCCTCAAACTCAACTGCATCGCGCCACTGGTAGTTAAAACCGAGTCCCCAGCAGTAACGGCAACAGCCGCGGTGATGTTCAGTAAGTTGCGTAGCGTCTGCCGTCGCAATGTCCCACCACCATTTCAACACTTCGTCCTGCGTTATCTTCACTCTTCGCGAGCGTTCGTCCAGCGCGTCGCGGATTGCCTGGCTGACCTTAGCATTTCTTAGCAGGCGCGAGGCGTTAACGTAAGCCGTATTTCCTTCACCTTTATAGCCAGCTCGCTTGTATGCAGCGGTCCTGTTCAGATCGAGAAGATACTCTTCGACAAACCTGATCTGCATATCGTTAAGGCCGTAATTGCGCAGGTTGAAGGGTTGCGCACTTTCCTGTATATCGGTCTGCGCATCAGTTGAGGATTGCTCATACTGCGCAGTGGTAGGGGCTTGTTCAGTCTGCGCATTGCGCACTTTCTTCTGCGCATTTTTTTGCGCAGTTGGCTTTTTGATATAGCGCCGCGCAGATGTGTAATTCAGCCCCCGCGCTTCACACCAGTCTTTGGGGGAAATACCGGATTTAGCATGCTCGGCGAGGAACTGGTGTTGCAGTGATCCCCAGTCCGGTTTTGCCATTTTAACCCTCAGTTTCTTGAAAACTATTTAATCAGATGTATCTTTGATAACGCAGTATCAACGCTCTATTAATTCAAGGAATTTAGAATGAAATACTCACAGCAAGAAAAACTACAGATCATGATGCTCAGTGATATTCACCGAGCATTAGAAATTGAAAACTCATTTGATCCTGACCTCATTGACGAAGCAGTGAGCACGGATAACTACTGGGCTTTATCCTGGGAATACCCAGGCCTTCAAGATGAAGAAGAGGAGACCCCCTGGGAAGTCCAGCTTTTCGTTGATACCTATGATATGTATGACATTCTCCAATACACATACGAACGATTCAGTGCGGAAGACAAAGCAGAGGTTGCCAAATCTATTCGTAATTTCGATGAGAAATTATCACTCACATTCCCCGGATTTGACGGTAACAACGAATCAAAGTTTCTTTTGATTGGTAGTTTATTGAAACGAATGGGACGGTTTAGCGGCAAAGACGATCTCACCCGGAACTCTCACATGCCCTCTGTTGCAATTTACCAACGTATGCTTGAAGTTTTCCTTCCTGCCAGAGCTAAGAATTGGGTTCACAATGTGGGCATTACTAAACATGATTTTATCGATACACTCAACGCGAGAGTGCATCCAGAAAATCGTTAAACGTTAATGCCCGCAAATGCGGGCATTATTCATCATGGCGCCTTATTACTTTGTCGTAGGTGCGCTCACAGGTATTTCCGGCGACATAACGCTCATCAGCCTCTTTTGCGAATTTTCCCGCCAGATCGTCAGCTTCGCTGAGCAACTGGGCGAGCAATATTCCGGCCTCGGCTTTTGCCTGGCTTGTTGCTGCAATTGCGGAAATTCTGCCTGTTTCACTTGTTGCGAGCTGCCGTTGTATTTCGGCGAGCTGCTGTTGCAACCCACTGCGAGCACGCTTAGCAGCGTTAGCATCAGCCTGTACTTTTGCCAGTTCTTCATCGGCTTTCTCTCGTTCTTCATCTACGGCCCGCTGGCGGCGCTGCTCTTCTGCTCTTTCGGTTACTTCACGCTGCAATGTAGTGGTCGCATCAGTAAGGTCACGTTGTGCCCACTGCAATTTCCAGGATGAGTCCGCCTCCTGATACCCGCGTGAATAACACCAGTACGCGACCGCGCATAACAAAAAAGCCACCAGCAGTATTTCTGCCAGCGGCTTCCAGTAAGCCCTCACTGGTCTATCCCCCAGCACGTTAACGCGCTTTCCTGGTCTCGTCGCTCTACCTGACCATAGCACCCATTTTTCTGGCCTTTGGTCAGACGACAGTCGCGGCCACCATCTTTAATCCACCAGCGAATAGCTTCACATGCGCCTTTACGGTCGCCAGCATTAATTCGCTTATAGAACGTAGACGGGAAACATTTCCCGGGGCCGATGTTATAGGGGCAGAAAGATGCGATCCCGGCTTTCTGTGGTTCGGTCAGTGGTACTTTGATATTTCGGTCAACCCACGCCAGCGCCTTGTCGCGTTCAATGGCATTCACCTGGGCACATTTCTCAGCTGACAACTTCATACCCTGAACTACCGGCTTGCCATCAACCATCGTGGCGCCACGGCAAATCGTCCAGAGCCCACCGCCGTCTCGATACGCCTGCTCGCTATTACCCTCCTTCTCATCCAGAAACTGATCGAGAATAACTGGCGCGGATGCCCCGGCAAGAATCAAACCAACGACCGCTGCGCTCAGCTTATTCCTCAGCTTTGGTGGCATACCCATTGCGCCGATCCTCCCGTTCTTTCCAGCGGAAATACCAGTTCACTGCACAGGTGATTACCGTACATGCGATACCGACAATAATTGCCCAGTCGCTCAGGCTTAACCCTGCAATTCTGTCGGCCAACATCCAGGACACCTCTTTTGCTGTTTTAGCTGTTTCGGCATATGCCTTCGCTGATACACCGCAGCCGGTCAGCGTGGTTCCTGTTCCATATGAAAGTCTGCTGTAAATGGTGCTCATTCTGGTCATAGCCTCACCTCCGATTTTTCGGATGGCGCTGTGTGTGATGATAAGGTCAGGCTTCACGGGCTGGATTTATCAACAAAGCACGTAGTAATTGATTCCCGTGAGCCTGAAATGAAAAAGGCCACCAGTTGGCAGCCTCGAAGTGAGTTAACTTGTTTATATAGGTGGAGCGAGAGGTCCTTCTAAAACTTCCGCTTCACCGTTATGGCAAATGTCATCACCTATGGTCAGACGCCTGTGGTTGTGATGGCCGTTTAAGATTGAGCCAGCACTGTAGTTGCATCAATTACCCAATGGCTTATGTAGTTTAAATGGGTTAAGTGATTCTTCATTTTTCAGGCTTATCTTTAAATTCACAGCAATCAGTGAATGATCGTCAGTTGGTCCAGCGCGCTGTATCCGCTTAAAAAGATTGGTTGAAAAGTTAGTAGCATTCTTCAATGTATTGGGAGAAAAACGCGGGCGGCGTTCCCAGAAGTGATGGGCTCCATCGGACATCAGAAAAAGAGAAACAACACCGTCATGGTCCATCAAATCTGACAGGGGTAACGAAATATGCTGAAATTTTATTGGCAGGACTTTAGAAATAGCTGCAGTAAGCATGTTCTTTCCTGGTAAGTCTTCCAATTCCCTTTTCGTATATAACCCATCGTCGAGCAACTCTTGATGCTGTGAGTGATCTTTCGTTAGTAGTTTTAATTTGTTATCAATTTTTACATACACCCGAGTATCGCCTACATGGATTACATTAAGTAACTCACCATGTACAACACAGTAGGATAATGTTGTTGCGGCCTTGCGCTTCTCTGAATCGAACTGAGATAGTTCAGATATTTTGTCTTTTGCACCACTAAGTATCGCATCAGGATCAGAACTGGCTTTCAGTTTATGAGTTGCGACATAGTCTACTGCAGCTTGCGCTGCTTCTTTAGCACCAGCATAAGACCCGACACCATCAGCAATAGCAAAAATGAAGCCATCATCACATTGTTGCGGGAGTAGTAACGCATCTTGGTTTTCACGACCATGATCTTTGGGGCATGAAAATGCACCACAGCTCAACAACTCAATCATTTGCCTCTCCTTGCTGCAACAATATCATCAAGAATGTCTATCATCTCAGTGACAGAATCGTACCTTGAACGAGGCGTAAATGCCGCTGATTTATCGATTAATGTCGTTATACCGTCAATATGAGATAGATTCATTTCACTAGTAATAACACCTAGCGCGTAAATATCTGATTTCTGTGTATATACTCCGCGTTTAGCCTCGTCAGACATGTACTTAGCAGTGCCAATACCCATTTTTTTGTTTTGAAGTACACCTGACAAAAAATCAGATTGGGCTTTCGAATCCATACTTTTGATTAGGCCGAAATCGGAAATTTTGTAACAGCCTCCTTCAAACTTGAGGATATTCTCAGGTTTCAGATCCCTGTGAAGCAACCCAGCGTCATGGATATACTTAACGCCTTCAAACACCATCTTCAGGGCTAACAGCTTTTCATCATCAGAAAGAACGCCCGCTTTTAGTTCGCTTCTTAGGTCTGTTTCTGCCAACTCCATCACAAACCAAGGGTTTTCTATGCTTAAATGATGTATGCAAATTCTTACAACATGATCATGATTGCACTTGGCTTGGTAGTCGACTTCACGCTTAAACCGACGCTTCCAGTCATCTACACTAAAATATTCATTTAATAACGCAGGATTAACTGAAAGAACTTTCCTTGCATACTCACCACAAAGATGGCTATCGGTGTTATATACCTCAACCTTTTCCACACGACCAAAAGCACCAAAACCTAGATCTCTCAATGGTTTTATAAGGTAATTACCCCTGGGTTCCATAGCTTACTCACATAAAATTCTCATGAGCAAAATCTACACCCAAAAGAAAAACCACACCATATCAATAGGTTTAATTTTCCAAAGAAATCTATCTACACCCTGCAGCAGCTTAAATACACCTCAAAAAAGAAAACCCGCTCATCGGCGGGTTATTAATTTTTATCTATCGCTGCGGGTGTAACTTCGCGAGCATAGCTGAATTCAAGCAATCCCCGCGCAACTTTGCAACCGGAATCGATCAGCTTTTTTATCAAATACATCACACATTGGTAAGTACAGCATGGCTTCTGCCATCTGCAACCAGACATCAATTCGACTTTCGCAGGTACGTAGGCACCATTCCGGGTGACGAGTATTCAGTTCTCTTGCCGCCCATCTTCACGAAGCCCAGCCATGTGCTGGGTTTTCTTTTTTGAAGCGCACTAATCACCGTAGCCACAGATATTCAGCAATGAGTTGGTTGGGTCTGGTTCTTGGTGGTAATGCGCTTTAAAAAAGCCAGCGGCGATGCTGGCAAGATGAGGGTAGTGCGTTGAGCTTTCGCTCTTATGGTCCTGGTAGGTATTTGAGATAGTGGTGTCTGGTGGCTAATTCCAGATTACGCCTAACATCACGTCCTCTGACTTTACAATTCACCACAACGGAAAGAGCACTCACGTCTCGCGTGTCGGCACGAATACCCACCCAGAGAGTCGAACTCTGAAAATGCCCTTACCTGTTGTGCAGATATAAAAAAGCCCGGAGCCATTATGCAGATACTAACTATTGTCTGCGAACGGGGCCGGGCTATTGAATGACAACGCCATCATCCAGATGGCGGCCTGATTACTCAGGTCTTGGAGAACCTCTCAGCTCTCTACGGTTGGAGTACCAGACGATGCGCCGAAGATACCAACTAGGCGGTTCAGTGGTGAGAGCCGCCTCTTTTGCCTCACCGCCAACGAAGTCAGTAACCCATCGTTAGAATCGAGATTAAACAAAAATCGCCACTTTGTAAAGTGTAGTTTTCTAGATAAATCCTATTTCATAGAAAACATTCACTATCGCGTGACTTTGTTCAACATCTGGTTTGCGTACTCTTCCTGCTTGATGCACTCACCTACCAGACTTTCGAAAAAATCCTTGTAAGACCTGCGCCACGTGGTTTCAGGTATATCCATCACCGTTACGCAGATGTATTTACGGACGCTATCAGGTAGCAATCTGGCATAACCACGCCCATTGCAGCGCGTACAGGTTTTATATGCAGGAACGCCGCGCTGTAGAATAGTTTTCTCTTTGTCTAATACTGTTCCTTTGCCATTGCACTGGCATGCGTTGGTCAGAGCACCCTTCCCTTTGCATTTGTGGCAAAGCACCTTAACCATCTCTCTTTTTTCGCTAAGGTGTGGCTGTCCGATATGCTTCATCGTCATTACTTCAGCTTCGACAAACTTATTTCCATGGCAGCAGTCGCACGTTCTGGTGCTGGCCGCACTCCGGGAGTAATCAGCAAAGGCGAAAGTTGCGAGAACTTGCATTACCTTTGGCTTAACATCACTCTCAAGCTTGCGTAAGGCAGCAACCTTATCGCAGTGCTCAATTGCATATTTTGTCAGCAAATCAATCGCTCGCTCGCGATCGTAATCACTGATATCCATCTTTCCTAGGAATGCACTGAACCCGAGAGCAGCACGGCTCTGTGTCATTCCGATCGCCGCCATAATGTCAGTGCCGGTTAATGAGTCAGATGCTGTCGCGCGTGGAGCGTCGCTAATCATCGTTGACTTCGCGAAGTGGTATTTCACTGTGTTTTCAAGGTTCATAGCGCTTCTCCAGCATAAGTTTTCACGTAATTCTTCAGTATCCGGTAGTCCGTTAGCACAGAGCCGGGAAAGTGGTATAAGCGCAATCGTTGCCAACGAACGCGGAGGTGATCGGCAAAATAGGATTCAAATGTCATGCGGCCTCCCTGCTCTTAATTAATCCACGACGAAGTGCGCTGTAGCGCTTCCTGATAGCTTCGAGTTCTTCTATTGTGTATCGGTGCGGAACGTTATTGTTTTCGAGCGCCTCGACGCGCTCAGCCCCTATTTTCTCTATAAGGCCAAGGCGGTACTGCTGCTGATTGCCCGACAACTGAACGTTACAGTGGTGGCACTGTTTACTGATATTGTCCTCGTGATAGCGAAGATGTGATGCCTTACCGCGTGAGCGGTAGTGACCTGCTTCCCACTGGACGGTTTCGAACGTCCCGCAACTGATGCATGGCAAATAATGGTCACGCTCGCGAATATAGTCATTGACTACACGCTGCGTTAAATCTTCCCAGTGCTTCAGCGGCTTAAACGCAGCTTTACGCTGGCGCCAAGCGGCTCGCTCTTTTTTCTCAGTGGCGCGCTTTTTGGCAGACTCCTTGCGTTGTGCCGCCTCCCTGACCTTTCTGGTCTGCTCTTTTCCAACCGCGCTGGCGCACTCATAACCGCAGACAGTCTGCGTATCGCGAACAGGGTGGAACCACTGGCGGCATTCTTTGTTGGCGCACTTACGGCGCGGTAGCTTAGCCATGCTCAACCCCACGCCCTGTTTTGCCAGACCTTACTCGGGCGCGGCGCTTTCTCGCTTTCCGGCAGCTGAACGCTGACGGTCCAGGTGATGTTGTCGCGGTTCAGGCTGCGTTCTACTGTGGCGCCACGACGGCGATAACTCGCCACCAGCTCGTTTGCCTGTTCGGTTGTGCATTCGTGATGGTGGAACCAGGAATATTTCATCGCCATCACCCCGC